CGACACGATTGGTACTTACGAAGGTGACGTCAACTACACCTACCAGATCGATGACTCTTGGGTTATGGACCAAACTGGCGCAGATAACACTTCTGCCCTGTTCCTGAACCCTGACGTTATCCAGTGGGGTAGCTTGCGTGAACTGGGTCCAAACAACGAAGTGTTCAGTTCTGCTGACGCTTCCTTGGATCAGTACATCATGGAAGGTACATTGATTGTTCGTAACCCAGCAGGTGTTGCTGTGTTGGCAAACATCAGCCCAACTGGTGCGGCTGTGACGGCTCCTCGCCCAGCAGCACAAGTTCAGCGCTACTTGGCCTGATCTAAGCCCTCCGGGGCTTTTCTGAAGGGACTCTGAAAGGGGTTCCTTTGGTAAAGCATGGAGAAAGCAATGACCGATGACGAAGTAAAGACCAACGAAGAATACTATTCAAAAGGTATTCTTGAAGCTGGTGTTGACGGTGTATTCCGTCACAACGACAAACTGTTTAACGAGGTCAAGTCTGGTACTTGGTCACAAACGTTCAAGACCGACAACATTGATTACAAGGTTGGCGCAATTGACGGCAACAGATACGTCCAATACGAGCAAAAGAACGTAGAAAACGTCAGAGAGTTTTGTAAACAGCAACGTGAGTTTTACAAGATTCACGGCACTGACAATCCTTTTTTTGCTGGCACTGCTCACATGATGCAACTGCCAAAATGCTTTGCTCACGAGATCAGTTCCAAGTGGTTTAACAACCGTCCTTGGGAGTTGATCAAGCAGGACAAAAAGGACAAGATTTTGTTCTACGCAATCGTCAACGAATACTATTCAGATTTCGTTTGTCACCCTAGCGGAAAGATCCCCATTCCGTATAATCCAGCAATACCGACCAAGTAAGGATGAACTATGGCTCTCTTCATTCAATCAGCTAACTCTTTAGTTAGTCGCATAGCAAATTGGGTGGGGGCCATTCCAAGCACAATCGGCATCAACGCCTCTGCGTATAACGCTTCCACAAACGTCATCACTTGTTCTGCCAACCCAACATCTCAAGTCTTGGTTGGCGACTTTATTGCGTTTTCTGTAATGGGTCCGTTTGTATTGGTTACGGCGGTAAGCAGCACAACAATTACGGTCAATGATCCTGAAGACGCTTGGTCTGATGCAACTTTCCCAACAGCAATTTTAAAAATTCCAACTCAATCAACCATTGAGATCTGCCAATCTATACAGATGGCTGAACTCAAGATGCGTACCATTGAGCTTCCAGCATTGCGTAGTAACCCATATGACGATGTTGAACCAACACATCTGACAACAGATGCCAAAGGCATGGCCCCAATTCCTGCCGACATGTGCTTTCCCATTTTGTTCTTCCAAGAAAGTCAGCCGACCAATGAAGAAAATGATGGCACTAATTTAGGTCCTTGGATCGTTTACGACAGGGTTGGTGACCGAGAGATCATTCGCCGCAGAATGATTGACCAGTTGTACATTCGTCCATTTGGTGTCCCACGGGTTATTCGGGCTTCTTTCTCTGAAGTCGGTCCTAACTATGTGTTTACGCCAAACCCTGGTGAAAACGTCACAATCAAAGCTTACTATCAGCGAACATTCCCTTTCTTGTTTAGCCCAACAGCAAGCGCCACATACCCTATTGTTCAAAGTAATGCAATTCTTGCTTCCTTCCCTGAAGGCTACTTCTACGGCACATTGTGGGCTTACTACGACAAGAACAAGAACACTGAAGAAGCTCAAAAGTGGCTTTCTAGGTTTGACGATTCATACGGTTTGATTGAAGACCAGAACTACAAAGGCAAATGGCGTGGTGGTGACCAGCATTTGACTTCTGAGTTCCAGCCTCGTACATATCGTTACAGCTTCAAGTGAGATAAAAATGGCAACAAGTGGACTCTATGGAAGCAGTACAGCCGGAGTTGTCCAGGCTGAATCAAGCGCCGAAACAACTGGCCTGTATGGCACGACTGTAAAGTTTGGCGTTACAGGTCCTACAGGGCCTACAGGCCCAACTGGTCCTACAGGCTCTGCATCTACTGTTGCTGGCCCTACTGGAGCTACTGGTAGTACAGGACCTACTGGCCCCACAGGTGCAGAATCCACTGTTGCAGGTCCTACTGGCCCAACAGGAAGTGTTGGTATTACAGGTCCAACAGGACCCACTGGATCAATTGGCGCAACAGGCGCTACAGGGCCAACAGGTGCAACTGGACTTACCGGAGCAACTGGACCAACAGGCCCAACAGGTGCTGATTCAACCGTAGCCGGGCCAACAGGCCCAACAGGCCCTCAAGGCATTCAGGGCAATCTTGGCCCTACAGGTCCGACAGGCGCTCAATCTACAGTGGCTGGTCCAACAGGTGCAACTGGTCCTACAGGCATGCAGGGTCCAACAGGGCCTGGTGGTGTTTTGGGCAACTACGGATCTTTCTATGACTTGACCGACCAGCCTTTAGCAAGCATTACAACAGCACAAGCTGTTGCAATTGGCTCAACTGCTGAAGCGCAAAATGTGAGTATTGTTTCTGGCAATCAAATTACGTTTGCAAATGCTGGCACATACAGTTTGACGTTTTCTATCCAGATTACAAACTTGGCAAACTCGGTTGAGAAAGCTGTTTTCTGGTTGCGTACAAATAACGTAGATTACCCAGACTCTGCTACTGAGATTGATTTGCAGCCTAGAAAGGATGCAGGAAATCCTAACAGGCAGGTTATCACTGTTAACTACGTTGCAACAGCAACGGCAGGACAACAGGTTCAGATTTATTGGTCTGGTTCAAGCACAGAGTTGTCTCTTGAATCCTTACCTGCCGGAACATCACCTGTATCTCCATCAGTGCCAAGCATTATCGTCACTGCAACTCAAGTGATGTATCAACAAGTTGGACCAACAGGCAACACTGGCCCAACAGGCCCCCAAGGTATTCAAGGTCCAACAGGACCACAAGGAATTCAAGGTGATACTGGTCCTACTGGTCCAGAGGGTGCAAGTGGCTTACAAGGTCCAACTGGGCCAACGGGCGCTCAAGGCATTCAAGGCCCAACTGGCCCAACTGGCACTGATGGCCCAACAATTTATCCTGCATCTGGAATTGCTGTTTCTACAGGAACTGCTTGGGGTACATCGCTAACCGCTCCTTCTGGAGCTTTGGTTGGCACAACTGATACACAAACCCTTACAAACAAGACCATCGAAGCTGGCACGTTTACCAACGGCTACACCGAAGAGGTTTATGCCTTGGGCACTTCAGGCTCTTTGGCGCTCGACCCTGCTAACGGCTCCATCCAGACCTGTGCTTTGACGGGCGACCCAACCTTCACAGACTCATTGGCTGCTGGTCAGTCGATTGTGCTGATGCTGACAAACGGTGCAAGCTACACAGTGACATTCCCGACCATCACTTGGGTGACCTCTGGTGGCAACGTGGCTCCAACGCTCACTGCTGCTGATGCTCTGGTGTTCTGGAAGATCAGTACAACTCTGTACGGCGCTGTTGCGGGGAACTACGTATGATGCTGGCTAAGAACCTGATGGCTTCTGCTGGTAATGCTGCTGAGGAACTTTACGTTGATGACGTATTCAGCACATGGTTATATAACGGCAACGGCTCTACGCAAACCATCACCAACGGAGTTAATCTGGCTGGTGATGGTGGCATGGTTTGGACGAAAGCAAGGTCAACTGCTGGGGACAACGCAATTTATGACACGGTGCGCGGAGCGACAAAAGAGCTAGTCACTTCACAAACCACCGGAGAAGGGACTTTTGCCACCTCGCTTACGGCATTTAATTCCACTGGTTTCACTTTAGGAAATTCAACAATATCCAACACCAACGGCCAAATATACGCATCATGGACCTTTCGCAACGCTCCTAAGTTCTTTACGCACACCGTAATCAGCCACACCAACGGCACTGCCACCAACATTAGCTTGAGTGAACTTGGTGAGGTTGGTATGGTAGTCGCAAAGACCACCACAACAATTGGAGATTGGATCACTTGGCATCGCAGCCTGACTGCTGGGAACAACCTACGCCTGAGCACTACAGCAGCGCAAAGCACAACTAACGCTTGGTTGTCTGTCTCTGGAACAACGGCAACGCTTGCCTCTGCTGCACCTACAGGAACTTATGTTATCTACGCATGGGCGCACGATACCTCTGCGGATGGGTTTGTGCAGTGTGGGAGTTTTACTTATAGCGGAAGTCCGACATCTGTTAGCCTTGGTTGGGAACCTCAGTTTGTAATTATTAAAGCCATAACAGCCTCAACAAATTCTTTGTGGCACATTATGGACACTTTGCGCGGAAATGGTGTAGGCACAAACAGTCCATCACTCAAAGCAAACTCGACTGATGCTGAATTTCCTAATGGAGGAAATTTAACTCTTTCAGCAACCGGTTTTGCAGGTGGGGCAGGCACAACAGGATCAACTATGGTCTATCTCGCCATCCGCATGCCCAACAAGCCGCCAACCAGCGGCACTGAGGTGTTCCAACCAGTTACCTACACGGGTACAAACGTAGATAACCGCTTGGTCAATATGGGTATCAAGACGGATATGATATTGGCTCGGGTGCGTTCACTGGCAAGCACCCCCGGCTTTGTAATTGGTGATCGTCTGCGTGGTCAGCCATATCTTGGAACTGCAACAGCAAACGCAGAGCTTGCAGACGCTGATTCTTTGGATCAACAGATTGTCAGCTCAGTTGAGTACGGCACTGCATTTAGCAGCATGACAGGGTTCTTTGTTGGGAATGACCCAACAGCAAACCTGAACGCCAACACTACTACCAACAATCACATCGCCTACGCATTTAAGAGAGCGCTGGGGTTTTTTGATGAGGTTTGCTATACGGGCACTGGCACTGCGACAAGTTCTGTATCAAGACTGATTCCGCACCAGCTCGGAGTTGTGCCTGAACTTACCATCATAAAAGGAAGAACCAACACAGCAAGTCATATTGTGAGCGTTGCATTCCCATCTGCTCAAATGCTCCGTATTAACGGAGTCGAAGCGGCTACAACGTCCAACAACGTCACGAACTTGACGCTCAACGGATACGCTCACCTTCCTACTTCCACAAGCACCGAATTAGCCGTCAGAGCTGGATCAGCAGGAAATTTTGCCGCTGTAGACGCAAGCTCTGTAACTTACGTAGCCTACCTATTTGCCACACTAGCCGGAGTCTCCAAAGTAGGAAGCTACACAGGAACAGGCACAACACTTCAAGTTGATTGTGGTTTTACAGGTGGTGCGAGGTTCGTCCTCATCAAACGTGCAGACGATGTTGGCGATTGGTATGTCTGGGATAGCGCACGGGGTATCGTGTCTGGTAATGACAGCTATCTTTTATTGAACTCAACAGCAGCAGAAGTGACAAGTACAGACCACATTGACACTTACAGCGCAGGGTTTGAGATCAGCAGCACAGCGCCAGCGGCCATCAATGCCAGCGGTGGGACATTCATCTTCTTTGCTATCGCATAAGGAATCATCATGGAAATCCGAATTAGAGAAACAGGCGCAGTGTTGTTGGAGCAAGAGTTCCGAGCCTTGCATCCCAACACTTCAATGCCCAAGCCACTGACAGAGGCAATCATCAACAGCTTTGGCGGTGATGTGGTCTTCAATGGCCCACAAGCACAACCCACTCGCTACCAAGTCGCTTTCCGCGATGGCGTGGAGCAGATTGATGGCAAGTGGTACAGCAAATTCAGTGTGGCTGACATGGAAGCTGATGGCATTGCAGCAACAGACTCAGCACAAGCCGCTGCTGTTCGCTCAGACCGCAACACCAAGCTGACAGCCTCCGATTGGACACAAGTGGCTGACGCTCCTGTGGACAAAGCTGCATGGGCTACATATCGCCAAGCACTGCGTGATGTTACGGCGCAGACAGGCTTCCCTTGGACCATTGACTGGCCTGTGGCTCCATAATCATCACATTGCATAGGATAGAACATGAAAATTGCCGTGTACGCTATCAGCAAGAACGAGGAGCAGTTTGTTCAGCGTTTTTGTGATTCAGCTAAAGATGCTGATTTGATTCTGATTGCAGATACTGGATCAACAGATAAAACTGTTGAGAAAGCATTGGAGTGTGGCGCTAAGGTCCATGATATTTTTATCAAGCCTTGGAGATTTGACAAAGCAAGAGATGCTGCTTTAGCTTTGATACCCGGTGACTTTGATGTTTGCATTTCTCTTGACCTTGATGAAGTCCTTGAGCCAGGATGGCGTGAAGAGGTAGAGCGGGTATGGACAGAGCAAACCACTCGACTGAGATACAAGTTTGATTGGGGCTGTGGGATTTCTTTCTTCTACGAGAAAATCCACCATCGTCATGGCTACCACTGGCATCATCCAGTTCACGAGTACCCAAGACCTGATGGCAGGATTGCAGAGATCTATGCCCATACGGACATGCTTTTGGTAAGCCATCACCCTGACCCAACAAAGTCTCGTGGGCAATACATGCCTTTGCTTGAGTTGGCGGTTAAAGAAGATCCATACTGCCCTCGTAATGCTTTTTATCATGCCCGTGAATTGACGTTCTATGACCGATGGAAAGAGGCTATAGAAGCGTTAAATCGCTACTTGGCTATGCCTACTGCCACTTGGGAAAATGAGCGCTGTTATGCAATGAGATTGCTTGGCAAAGCCTATGACGAGATTGGCGATGGGTGGAAAGCGCATAAATGGTTACGACTAGCTTGTGCTGAAGCTCCTAACACCCGTGAGCCTTGGGTTGATTTGGCAATGTTTTGTTATCGCAGAAGCCTGTGGACAGAGTGCTATTCTGCTGCAAAGCAATCCTTGCAGATTGTTGACAAACAGGCTGTATATACGATGGACCCATCTGTTTGGACCGAAAAGCCTTTTGACCTAGCTTCCCTTGGAGCTTGGAACCTTGGGCTAAAGGAAGAAGCAGTTGATTTATGCAGAAAAGCTTTAGAATTCAACCCAACTGATACACGCTTAATCAGGAATCTAGAGCAAATGACAACCACGGTGACATAACATGGCTGATTACACCCGTCTACGGACTCCATTTACCAACATGTCATTTACTCCGGATGTCCCGAGTAATGCTCTTGGTCCAAATGAATACAACAACGGGCTTAATGTTGAGGCTGATGTCCGTGGCATCAAGAAGATCTTTGGTGAGCAAGAGATCCTGACTGCGATTCCGTTCGATCCAATCTTCATGGAAGGTGGCTATCGTTCGGAATCTCAATGGGTTTACATTGTTGCCACAAGAAACTCTTCCAATCAAGGCCGCTGGTACATGCTTACCTCTGCCGGAATTACAAACATCACTCCTGGCGTAGGAGGAAATCCAAGTATCACACTTGCAAACTACACTGCCAATTTAAATATTACAGTGTCCATTGTTGGTGGAATTTTCTTTATCAATGATACATTGAGAAACCCAATGTATTTTTTGCCAACAGCTAACGAAATTACCGTTTCTACAAATGCAAGCTGGAACTACGAAACAGGTGTAACTTCAACAACTGCTGGGTTTGTTAGAAATTTTTGCTCTCCAAACGTAGGCAACATTTTGATTGCCGGAAACATTACAAAAGTTATTGGCGGGGTTGTCGAAAACTACCCAACAACAGTTCGTTGGTCACAGGCTTTTGGCTTAACAGGCTATCCAGAAACATGGGAGCCAACTCTTTCAAACGTAGCTAACGAGCAAGAGGTTCCTGTTCGTGGTCCATTGATTGATGGTTTTGTTTTTGGCGGTAATTTCTATGCGTGTTCTTATTGGGATACCGTAGTCTTTTCGCCAATCAACTATCAAAACAGCACAGCGCCAGTATTTGGCGTTCGTTTGTTCAATCAAGGCCGTGGGTTGATCAATAACAACTGCTGTACAAACACGGATTCAAATGTTTACGGCATAGATGCTCGTGACATCTGGGTGTTTGATGGCTCAAACTTCCAATCATTGGGCAACCAAAAGGTCAAAAACTATTTCTACAGCAATCTGAGTACAACGTATTCTGACCGTATCTTCATGGTGAACAACACTCAGAAGAACCAGATTGAGATCTACTATCCTGATTTGAACTCTACTGGGTACTGCAACAAAATGTTGTCATACCGATATGACTTGCAAATTTGGAATGCTCCTAAAGACATTCAAAATGCTTGCATGGGCACTGAAGCTCCTCAATTCATATCAGGTTCATTTAAGCAAGCTTCTCGTGTTGTGACTTATGCCCGTGGAGGTGTAGCCAACCAAGAGTTAATTCAAACAAATATTGGAAATTCATTTATCAATTCAGCACCAATTCCGGCACTGTTTGAGCGCAACAACATTGTTTTGCAATCAGACAAAGGTCCGATTCCTTACAGTTCAAAGGTTTACACCCATAGATTACTGCCTGAAATCTCTGGCACTGGTGCTATCAATATTTCTGTAGGTGGTGCTAACTCAACTGCACAAGAACCTACATACGGACAAAGTGGAACCACCGAAATTGATACAAACAGCCCTTGGGTAACAACTCAGCAAAATGCTGTGCGTACAGTGTCTGTAAAGGTTGAGTCAAACGATGCAACCAATACTTGGAACTTAACTGCTTTGAATTGGCAAGCAACTATTGTTGAGGATGCTTTCTAATGCCATTTGCTCTTAATTCAAATCCTGATATTTCGCAGATTTCTGAGGCAATCAATTATTTGCTTGGGAACTTTGGCGCAAACCTGTCTGCCGATCCCAATACAGGTGAGATTAAAGGGCCAACAGGTAATGTCATTGCTTACTTGTACAAGTATTTGGCTATTAAATATGCAGACAGTGCTGACGGCCTTTCAAATTTCAGCGACATTCCAACTAATCGTCAGTATTATGGTTTAAGGAATTCCGATCAACTCTTAGAGTCAAGCAATCCAGCAGATTACATCTGGAAGCAGGTTGCTGGCGGCTTTGGTACAACTAAGTTTGTTTGGTTCCAAACTGGCGGTGGCCGACAAATTCAAATAGTTGTCAGTACTACTTCTCCTGGCGTTGGATTTGCTCAAGCACCTAGTGGTGCAATTGATCTTGACATTATTTCAACAACAGTGGATTCCGCTGCATTTGTTGCAAATTTTCAACCAGCAGCTTTACAAGTTGTCCGTTCTGGATCTCCTTTAACTCCAAGCTTTACTGGTGTAATTGCCAGACTTTACGCAACTTCTAGCGGGGTTGCTTCAACATTTGTCACGGCACAAACAGACTCTGATCCAGCTTTTGGCATCAATACTTGGCGCATTGGAGGCTCTGCCACAACTGGTTACGGCAGCATTGCTTACAATCAAATAACAGTTGGTACTCCAACAAATGGTGGTGGTTATGCTTTATGGCCTACACCAACTGCAATGTCTGGAACTCCTGCTTCATTAACTGTTCCTGTTCGTTTCAAAAATAGTTTAGGTGTTGTTGAGCAATCAACACCAGCAATTATTCAGTTTGTTTTTGTTGATCAGGGAAGTAGTGGCAGTCAAATTGCTTACCCAAGCGTTTATCAATGGAATACATCTATTCCAACCATTAGTGGCACATCAACGTACACATGGTCAACAAGTGCATTTAGTCCAACTCCAGCCGGATGGTCACAAAATCCTGGGACAGGACCTGCTGGTTTTACTTTATATAGAGCGCAAGTTACTTTAACTGATTTAGCCGGAGCAACCACTTCAACAATTAACTGGACAACTGCCAGTGTGTTAGGTATTGGCTATTCAGGAGATAACGGCACATCTGCAAGAATTTGTTTTTCTCGTATAGCTGGCAATCCTGTGCCATTGTCTGGAATTATCACTACAAGTGGTTCTACAAGTTTTCCAACAAGTAGTCAATCATTAACAACATGGGGCATTAGCACAACATGGGCCGCTACTGATCCAAATCCTTCTAGTACAGATTCTTTGTATCAATCTGACGGAATTTACAATCCAGAAACAGATGAAACATCTTGGACTACTCCATACATCAGTAGTTTAAAAGTTGGTCAACTGTCGGCTGTTTCCACCAATACTGGTAGCTTAACGGTTACAGGAACATTCCAAGCTAATACAGCAAGCATTAGCGGCACAACCATGACAGGTTCTGGTGGTGTGCTTTATTCAACAGGTCATTTTGCTTACGGAAATAGTACGACTAATATTTCGTTTAATGGCACACAAATGACATTGAATGGAAACGTAGTAGCCACCAAGAACATTAATCTTAACGCAACTGTTGTCCCTGCCTCAATTGTTGTATCAAATACAAGCACTACGCTGGTAACCTTGCCTTTTACGATTTCAGACCTTGCGGTTGGCGAAACAGCCCCCGTACATTTGCACGTTGGTGTTGTTATTGGTACAACGCAAGGGTTTTTTGATATAAAAATAGATGGCAGCTTGTTTGCACAAGATAACAGCCAAGCTGACGCTCGTTCATATATTGGTGTTTCGGCCAACTTAGGCAACGGATCACACAACGCCACTCTTGAAATAACCAACAGTATTGGAGCTGCGCCAAGGCGCTTTTCTTTACTTGCCCAGGTAGCAAAACGATGACTGCATTTTTGTATGTTACTGCTGATGGTCAGATTGTTGGGAATGGTGCTGTTCCCAATCCTGACATAGAAAGATTGCAGCCTATTGAAAATACTGTGCTTGTCATTGGAAAACTTGGCGACACTATTGAAGGCTGTTATTACGATTTCTCTAGTGGAGAAGTTGTTTATGATACCAACAAGCCGGGAGAGTACTATGTATTTGACTATGCTCAAAAAGCATGGATACTTGATTCATCTTTGGCGGAAAATGCTGTTCGCAAACAAAGAAACAAGCTTTTGCAAGACTCAGATTGGACTGATACGGCATCAGCACCTGATCGACTTGGCCCAGAGCTTTACGGTCAATGGCAAACATACCGACAAGCATTGCGTGACATAACTTTTCAATCGGGCTATCCATTTAATGTGATCTGGCCTACACCACCACAAGGATAAATATGGGAATGCCATCAGCATCAGTACAGCCAGGCACACAGCCTCAAGGCAAAAGGTTTGCAGCTCCTGATCCGCAAACAACAGAAATGCCTGATCCTGCCACATTGACTCAACAAATCCAGCCTATGGGTAAAGGTGGCCGGGTAACATACCCTAGTACAAATGGTCAACCACAGATGGGCCAGCCAAATGCAAATTCAGCAATGGATCAGCAGATGGAAAGCATGTACCCAAATACTATTGGGAAGTGGGATAATGCGTTTATTCAACCTCAACAGTCACGCAATCGTGGCGGGAAAGGCAAAGGCTAATCATGGGTGGCGGCAAAGGTAGTTCATCTTCTGCACCAGTTGTAACGGAAGAGCAAAAAGAGCTTTTACGGGCACAAACTGGATTTCTTACTGGTACAGCGCTCCCGCAATACCAGAAAACTATTGGCATGGCTGGTGATGTATACGGCCAAGTAAATCCTGCCGCAACAACTGCTGCCAATACAGCTTTGGGCGTTGCAGGTCGTGCTGGTGCTTTGCAAGAGGCTGGTGGCGCTCAGTCTTATGTTCAGGGTTTGCAGGGTATTTCAAACCTGTTTAGCCCTGAGTATAAAGAACAGCAAATCCAAGCATCGTTGCAACCTGCTCGTGAAGAGATTCGTGAGCAAATGGGTTCTCAAGCTGCTATGTTTGGTGGTGCTGGTGGTATGGGTTCATCCCGTCAAGCTTTGGCATCTCGCAACCTTGCATCCCTTGCTGAACAGCGTTTGGGTTCTGTCGCTGCTCAGACTTCTGCTGGTATTGAGAGCCAACGTCAACGTGCTTCTGAGTCTTTGTTGGGTGCTGGTCAAGCTGGCTTGTCTGCTGCTCAACAATCTGCTGCAAGTCGTATTGGCTTTGCTGGTGCGCCACAGGATGTTTTGTCAAAATACGCATCAGTGATCTACGGAACACCACAAGCATCTACAACCCCAAGCTTCCAAGGCACTCAGGGTCAGCGTACAAGCAGCAAGGGCTTTGGCTTCTAAGGAAACATCATGGCAGAAGAAACACCTTTTGGTCTTAGCTTTGGAAGCTACGGAGATCCTCGCCGTTACATAAACAAAGGCGAATCTCCTGCAAAAAAGATCCAAGAAAAAATTGCAAAGATTCAAAAAAGCCCATTAGCAAACTTGGCAGGATTGTTTCTTGCTGGTGGAGAGGAATCAGCATCCCCTAATCCAGTTCCAGCACCTGCTTTGGGCCAAGGAATTTCTGCTCCTACCGCTCCATCAATTGGACTTAAAGCAAACATTCCAGGTGCAGTCGCTCCCGGTGCTCCTCAAATGCCTCAAGCCGCTCCAATGCCAACACAAGACGCTGATGGCGATGGTCAAATTGATGATTTCTGGGGTGTTAAACAAAGCAGTCCTCAATCATCCGTCAACCTGCAAAACCCTACAGACTTTAATCCGTTGGCTCCGGACACAAGCAATCAAATGGCAGTATCGCCTAATGATTACATGAATGTTTCTGGTTACGGTAAGTTGCAAAAGGTTGCTGGTCAATTTATGGGAATGGGATAAACATCATGCAAGACACAATGAACCCTGTTGCTCCAGTAGCTCCTCCTGACATTAACAATGCAGCACCTGTTGGTGGTGCAATTGCTCCTGTTAAGGCTGAGACTTTTGATGTTGCATCCATGTATGAGGATGCGGCATCTAATGGCGATCCTGTCTCCATGTATTCTTTGACAAGCCGAGTCAAAGGTACTGAGTTTGAACCTGTTGTTAAGCGTTCTGCTGAGATCATGCAGAGAAACTTGGATGAGTTTCAAAAGGAAATCAAACCTGTAATGGACAAGGGTGGCCCTGGAACTCCAGAAGGCCGTATTGCCGTTGGGAAAACTCTTGATTACATGGCTGACAAGCCCCAAAAGGGCAGAGCATTTATTGAAATGCTGCTTGGTAACCCTAATTGGCGTTTGTTTGTCACTGGTGGTACTGAAAAGACGGAAATCAAGTATGACATGCAAGGCAACCCAATTGAAAAGACAACGAATGAATTGGGTAAGACTGTAAAAGCTGTTGATGCCAACACTGGTCAATTGTTGACTCGTGAGGAAGTTGCAGCACGAGGTGGCTTTGTTCCTTCTTTGCAAGAAGCTATTGGTTACCAACAGAAGAAAGCAACGTCTGAATTTAACACTGAAGCTTTTAACAAAGCTAACGTAGCTACTGCCGACTACTCGGCTAAGGCTCCTGAACTTAAAGAGCTTTACAGTGAGATGCGTCAACGACTGCAAAACCTTACTGGTGCAGAATTAAACGAAGATCAAAGAAAAGCTATTAGTGCTTTCACAAGCAGATCTCTTGGTTTCTCTCAAACAGTGTCTGAGGGCTTGAATGCTTTGCGTCAGAAGGTGGACAACAAGAATGTCTCCTTATCTGAAGCACAACAAAAGTCATTGAATGCTGTCCTTGATCAGCTTGGCTTCCGTGTAGGTGCTGATGGCTCTGTGACCAATAGGTCTGGCGAGGCTGTAACCAAGAATGAATTGGAACAAGCTCAGAAAAGCCTAACAAACGGCACTCAGTTTGAAAGGAACTTCACACAATCCAAAGATGACTTTATTCGCAATAAAGTTTTTGAAGGTTTGGGTGAGGCTGAGATGAAAAACCTTGGCCGTGTTTTGGACCTTCAGCAAATGGTTGAAAAGACCCAGCTTGAGTTGTCTTCCAAGCATGGTACTTTGCCTTTTTTGATCAACCCAAAGACATACCAAATTGGTGATGAATTTGCCCGTGGTGAGGCTTTGGCTTTGATTGGCGAATTCAATCAAGACGCAACTCAGGCGTTTGCTGATTGGCGTAAACAGCAACTCACTAGATATAAAGACAAGTCACAGATACCTAGTGCTGGTGAGCTTGAAAGTGCTTTTGCCCGTACACAAGCTTTCAAAGATTTGCGTCAGCAGTTTGCACAGAAGAACCGAGAAATCTTGCGTAGACCCGCACAAAGTCGTCCATCAACTGGTGAAACACCTGCTGATTTTGGCCTTTCCCTTGGTTTTGGTGCTGCACCTAAAGAGCAACCAAAGTCTATCCGTGGCCGCTCTATTACCAATCCTGAGATCAAGTCTAAAGGCCCATCGGCTCGTGATTTAGCAACTCAATTTGGTGGAAGGAAATAATCATGGCTTTTGATGTTGACGGCTATCGTAAAGCGGCAAAAGCTGCTGGTATTCCTGACTCTGAAATTGAAAACGAAATTAAGTTTCAGACAAGTTCACCTGCAAAGACTGATCCATTTAAAAAAGGTCCAGATGGGTTTCAGTTAGGTACTGCCGAACAAATCCAAGAGCGTATTGGTAATGATTGGTGGCATCTTCCTGCTGGTTTGGCTGTGCTTGGTGCTGCTGCAACTGGATTGAAAGCTTTGATGGGTGGGGGTGCAGATGACCCTAACGACCCAAGCAATCGACCAACATATCGTTTTGACCCAAAGCTTGATGTTGAGCCTATTGACCAACAGCCAATGCAGCCTGTCAAACCACAGCAGACTAACCTGACACCTCAAGATCTTGAGGCTCGTGCTGCTCAACTGAAAGCACCTGTAGCCCCCGGTGCAACTCCAACAGTTGCTGAGTTAGATGCTGCTTTTGCTGCTCAAAACCCCATCTCTACCCCGATTACAGCAGCCCCTATTGATGCTCCTGCACCAACACCTTCTGCTGCTCCTAATTCTCCTGTCACCAGTATCGTTACAGACACTGTGAAAGAGATGATTCAGGAAACCCCTGATCAGCCTATGGAGGCTGCTAAACCTCCTGCTGCTGCTCCTGCTCCTGTTGCACCACCTCAAGAGTTGCGTACTGGTACTGGCAAACCCGCCTTTGCTGGCATGGGTCCACAGGTTGCTTTGAACAAAAAGGGGCAGCCTAAGTTCAAATCTGAATATGCAGACATCAATGCTGTTCCTCGTGATTACGCCTTTGTTCCAGGCGCTGACAAGATTGACACCCTGAGAAACACTTTAGGCCAGCAAGCGTACACAGAGGCATATAAGAATCGCCCATTCCCATTGACAAACGAAATGGCAATGCAAGAGGCAAGTGAAATCAACAGGCTGTTGGGCCGACCAACTCGTGCTGAATTGATTGCTGCTGGCTTGCCTCCTGCTGCAAATACCCCTGGCATCACACAACTCACTAACCCGCCAAAAGGCAGCGGCTTAGGCACGAAGACTGCCAAAGTTGGTGGTGTATTGGGTGCTTTGATTGCCATTCCTGACCTTGCTAAAGCAGAGACTCCCGGTCAACGTGGTTTAGCAGGGGCTAGTCTTCTTGAAGCTGTCCTGCCACCAGGCTTTATGATGGGTGGTGCTGGTCAAGGTTCTGACATCATTCCTAATGCAGATGCTGCTATGCTATTGGGAAGTCCTTACGCTCAGACTGAACTTGCAAAGAAGCGTAGGCAAGCACTTGAATATGCCGCTAAAGTTGGCGGTGGTCGTGGCCTAACCCCTGCATCTGCTTATCAGAGATAAATCATGGACAAAGAAGTATCCCATGCTGAAATCTACTCTCGACTCATTCTTGTCGAACAGAAGGTTGACCGGATTGACCAAAACACCCAAGGTGTCGTTGCTGCGTTTCAAGCAGCATCTGGTGCTTTTCTTGTTCTTGAGACTTTAGGTAAGCTTGCCAGACCCATCTTGTACGTTGGTGCTTTGGCCGTTGCTGCTGGCATTTACTGGCAGACATTTAAAGATCAATTTAAATGAAGGACTTGGCCGTAAGCTTTATTGCGGCTGCGGCCTTAGTCGGATTCATTGTCTATTGCGTCAAAGTAGTGGTGTGGGCCTATGTTGGTTGAACTTGCAGCAGCTAATGCGGCCTTTGCTGTCATTAAAGAGGCTGTCAACAATGGCTCCGATATCATGGCTGCTGGGCAGCAGTTGTTCAATTACTTTGACAACACCAGCAAGATCCAAAAGAAGGCCGAGTCAGACAATGATATGGAGGCCTTTGCTGCCCTAGAGCAGATCAAGACCAATGAAGCCGAGTTAAAACGCATGATGGTCTACCACGGTCGTGCTGGCCTGTGGGAAGACTGGCTCAAGTTCAAGAAAGAAGCCAAGCAAAAGCGTGATGCTGCTGAGAAAGAGGCTGCTCGTAAGAGAGCTGCAAGGATCGAAAAGGCTTGGTTGTTTGTTATGTGGACAGCCATCATTATTCTGCTGGTGTCTCTGGCAATCATTGGGCTGTACGTTGTTGACCAACTGAAAGGAAGATAATGCTGTCACTTATTTCGACCCTGGGGGGTCTTTTAATTTCTGGTTTGCCAAAACTGCTTGAGTTCTTCCAGAACAAGGCTGACCAAGCCCATGAGTTGCGTCTAGCCTCCCTACAGAACGAGCGTGAACTGGCACTAGCTGCTCAAGGCTTTGCAGCACAGGCCAAGATTGAGGAAATCCGCACTGAGCAAGTCGCTATGCAGACTCAGGCCGATATGGTGCAAGGCGCTCAAGAACACGACAAGGCCATCATTGAAAATGGCAGCAAGTGGGTTGTCAACTACATTGGCACTGTCCGACCAACCATCACATACATCTTTGTACTGGAGTTGGTCTGCATCAACATCTTCTTGTGCTTCTACCTGTGGAGCAATCCTGGCCTTATCACTAGCATGGATGATGTGCTGCGGTACGCTGATGTGATCTTCACCGCTGATGAAATGGCAATGCTTGGTGGCATCATCGGTTTCTGGTTTGGCTCACGTAACTGGGGCAAGAAGTGAAACTGTCCAAAGCTGGTGAAGATCTGATGCACCGCTTTGAGGGGTGCAAAAACAAGCCTTATCTTTGTCCAGCACACATATGGACTATTGGCTACGGCCATGTCTTGTACCAACAGCAGATCAAACTGCCTATGGTTCGGAAAGAAGGCTACACCGGACTGACACGCAGTAAATACGCATTAAAACCGGAGGACAACCGTGTTTGGACCAAGGAAGAGATCAACGAACTATTCCGTGTTGACGTTGAGAATTTTGAACGTGGTGTTTTACGACTTGTTCCCGGCTGTGTTGGCCGTCAAGGCAGCTTTGACGCTTTGGTCAGCTTTGCCTTCAATGCTGGTCTAGGAAACCTCCAACGCTCTACTATCCGTATAAAGGCTAATAGAGGCGATTGGGAGGGGGCTGCTGAGGCTTTTATGGCTTGGGTGAAGGGTGGTGGCAAGGTGTTGCCAGGACTCGTTAAACGCCGTCAGGCTGAAAAGGCTTTGTTTCTAGCTGAATGAGCAATTCTAGGTAGTGGATTGCTTTTCTTAGATCAGCCTCACCACCCTTGTCTCTCCATCTGGTGACGTATTTCACTACGTTACCTTCACAAAAGCCAAGGTTGTTGGCATGGATGTAGATGATCGGCTGGATGCCTTTGTCTTTGTAATGATTGCCGGATTCTTGTTTATCAAGAGCAGACATCATGTTTCCTTTACAAATTTTCCACTTTTGTCCATGTGGCCCTTGCGATTTTCTATAACCTTGTAGGCGTTATAGAAGCACTGTCTGATGTCCAGATCAGTCAACACCCCTACGTTGACCAGTGTGACCATTACATCACCAATGGCATCAGCAATCTCTGCTTTGTCGTTCTTGGCAATGGCAACCAACAATTCACAGGCTTCTTCCACTGTTTTGCTGGCTTGGCCTAGGGCTGTTCCATTTTCATAGATACCCCTAGCAGCAGCCCATTGCATGACCTGGAACTCTGTCATGCCAAACGATTGTGTTTCTTTCATTGAATTATCCTTTTTCAGATATTAAAAGATATTTAATAAGTTGGCCTACTCGCTGCGTCTGATTTCTCTTTGTGGTCGGTGTGTACTTCACCTAATCAGCATCCGCTTTCGGCCAAAAATCAATAGCAGTTGGTAGAACAGTTATTGCCGTAGCAGCACGTTGTGCAATACACAGTGCGGCCATTTGCTGTAAATGAACTGGTTGAGCAAGCAGCCCATGTTGCGGTTGCTGCTGCTGCAAGTGCGATAGCTACAAATACTTTTTTCATGTTTGCTCCTTAAAAGTCGAGGTCATCAAAGTCTTGGGCTTTGGCTTTGGATGTTGGTTGGCTGGATTGACGTACCTGTTCTTTAGGACGCACCGACAGACTGATAAAGCCTGTACCTGCTTTACTCTGCTTTTTCCAGCCAGAGATCCAGTATTCAGTGCCATCGATGTTAATCGTGCCACTCATGTCGGGGTGTTTTTCTTCCGTTTTCTTGTCGTTTTTGAACAACGAGCCACGGTTTGTCGAGTCATATTGTTGCTGAGTCATTTCTATTCCTTTTGGGTTGCGTTAATGATTTTTCAATTGTCCATTTTGCAAGACGTTCTCGCAAAGAGGATTCGTTCAGTCCAAGTTCTATTGCCCAATCGGTAATGCATTGCTTCTTACCATTGAATTCAATAATTCTTGTGCGACTTGTATTTCTCATTTGGGATTTTCTTGTTGCCCAAATGCAGTTGTCTGGTGAATAACCTTTTGAATTATCAATTCGCTCAATTGTTGATTCAATAGGGGCTTCCCCCATGTCGTTTAAGAAATTAGCAAAATTTTTCCACCTTTCGCATACGGATATACCTTTTGCGCCATAGTCTTTAAATCTTGCTTGCTTTGGATTTGTGCATCTTTGCCACATCATTAGCCATCGGCCATAAAGTGGGTGATACCTCAAACCATGACGGTTCTGCTTAATTGCAATCATGTCGCACCTCATCAAAGTGTCATCAGAAAGATGTGGAAGGCAATGATGAGTTGCTTTTCGGGCTGCAGACCCTATCCACGCTTTCATTTTAACCCTTGGCGCTCTTCAACGCAGAACGCACGGTGGAAGACATTTGACCTGCTAACCAGACACGCTGATCAGCTTCCAATGCCTGTTCGTCAATCATGGCAAGAGCTTCTTTAGCCTTACCCTGGTCAACCAACTCTGTGACTCCTGCTGCCAAATCAGTCAGGAATTCTTTGATGTCTTGTGGGAGGTCATCACCAATGCCACCACGAGGTGTAACTACTGGAGCATTGCCCTTTTTCTTGATGCCTTCATCTGTCAACTTAGGAGAAGAGTCCAAGGCATCGTGTTCAACGATCTCAAGCGCTGCAACCCACAAATAGCGGCGAAGGTATGTCTGTACTGCCCCAAGGTTTTGGATTTCATGTGCCCCTTTAAGAGCAGCAGAGGACATTGGAGAAGTGATTTCAATGAACTCATCAGGCTTGTCAATGTCAATCAGCCTCATTGTTGCAAATTCTTTTCCAAAAGAAATTACAGAGACAACTCCGTACATTTTCAAAACTTTTAGCGCAGGGATCAAAAAGTCGCCAAGTTCAAAATACTTGTAGCCAGCAAACTTGTTGTGGCCTGTTTTCTTCAGTTCCAAATCATGGAAATGTTCTCTTGCATCACTTAGTTTTTTGTAAATAGACATTTGCTTTTTCCTTTTCAATTAAATATGCTTTTTGGGCATCCATTACATCGTCAAACAAGCCAAGGTACTTGCGTTCTTTGTAAACGCAAATATGTGCTTGCCACTTCTTTGCTCTTTTGTGCCAACTGACTCCAAGTGTTTGAGACTTGCTGTTCACTTGAGGGCCATGTGTGTTCTGATTGTTTTCGCTGATTGAGCAATTTTTTAGGTTAACAATCCTGTTGTCTGCTTTGCAACCATTGATGTGATCTATGGTGTCAGGCCACACTTTATGAACATAGAACCATGCCAATCTGTGTGCGTAATATGATTTACCAAGAACAGTGATTCTTAAATAACCAAAGCCATTGTCAGTGCCAAGCGTTTTCCCAACTGGAACACCTCTCCTCTTTTTTTTCCAAGCAAATAGACCTGTTTCTTGCGAATAGTCCATTAAGCCGATCAAGTCCTCGTGTGTAAGCATGATTGCTCCATAGGTTGCTGACAACCTATTGTACATTATTTCCAGATAGTTGAGTCATATTCGTCTTGGACAATTTGATTCTGTGTCTCATCGTCAAAGTCTTGGAATTCCAAAAAATGATTCTCACCACAGCACGAGCGTTTGTCGTTGCGTGGCTCCATGCAGTACGGGCAGTACTGAACGCCGTGGAGGTCTTCTTTAGCTTGTTCCAAAAATGTCTTCATATATTCCTCTTCCATTTGCACTGTTTGGTAAAACTGTTCTTGGCTCATGATTGACGAGCCAAAGGTTTTGCTAACAACCACTTGTCACCAAGATGGCGGATTGACTTAACCCACTGGCGGCAGTTGTGACGCTGTACATTTGTTGGTACACCTTCAACACAGAAGAGTTGACGGACCTTAGTAAGAGCTTGCGTGTTCATTGAGTTCCTTTCGTTAAGCAAGAGCAGTGACTGTACCTAGCTTTTTCCAACAAAAACATAGGGGTATTCCCTAGTTGTTTATTCTTTTTCTTTTGATAGGCTCACCACATGAGCCACATTGACAACATTGAAGAAGTACTGGCATACGACATGATCGTACTTGCCACTGACAGACTATCCCAACATCTTGACGAGGAGGATTGGGAAGCTGCCATTGTTGGTGCTTTAATTAGGGCTGTTGAAGTCGCAAGCTATCGGAAAGTGAAACCCATTGATGAAATCTATCAACCCTAGCCCATTTGATTGGGCATCCAAGAAACCTTCACTGTTTACCAAAGCAGAGAAATCCAGTATGAATAGCTTTGCAGTTGCTAAAACACTGGACCGTAAAACCACCCACTTTTACTCAAAGGCGAAACCAAATGCGAAATGATTTCCAATATGATGCTCCCCGTGCTGGTCTGATGCCTGAGCCTGATGGCTCTTACCTTGTTGACCAACAGAAAGCTGCCTTGCTGGATGCTTACTACCAGCGCAAGCAAGAGGAGCGGTTCATGTTTGACGATGATGATGAGTTTTGAGTATGTCCAAAGGTTCAAGCCCAAGACCGTTTGAGGTCGATCACCAGACGTTTGCAAACAACTTTGACAAGATCTTTAAAAAGATCAAGTGTCCTGTCTGCGCTTCTGACAAGTGCCAGGAGAAGCATTTCAAGGACTACGAAAAATGGCATTCCCATAAGAAGTGCGATTCTTGCAACTTCATCTGGGATCGTACATAATGTTTTGAAACGTGGCTAGGGTAGCTCCCGAAAAGACGATTCGTTACCGTCCTGCCAGTGTTTCTTCAGTAACGGCTTACCTATAACGTGAGGTAAAAATGTTTTACTATCCGCATCATATTGGCGACTATAAAGCCGCCACTACCTATCTTTCCAACGAAGAAGATCTGGCTTATCGCCGTCTTTTAGAACTCTACTACGACACCGAAAAAGCAATTGAGGATGACGTTTCTTTGCTTTCCAAGAGGCTAAGAGTCACCCCTGAAGCCCTGTCTTTTGTCCTCAAAGAGTTCTTTAGCCCAACCAAAGATGGCTGGAGAAACAAGCGCTGTGATGTTGTCATCAGGGACTATCAAGAGATGGTCGAGAAAAACAGAAAAAATGGCAAGGCAGGTGGTCGTCCGAAAGCCAATAAACAAGACACAGAAAACCCAGTGGGTTTCCAGTCGGTTCCCAGTGGCATCCCAGTGGTAACCCAAGTCAAAGCCAACCAAGAACCAATAACCAAAAACCAAGAACCAAAGAAACAACCTACGGTTGCTCTGCCTGATTGGTTACCAAAAGAAAAGTGGGAGGCTTTTGTCCAGATGCGTAAGCAGTTGAAAAAGCCAATGACCGACTACGCAGTCAAGTTGATGTTGGACAAAATGGTCCGGCTAAGGAATGCTGGTCACAACGTAGCAGAGTTGTTGGACAGGTCCATCACCAATAGCTGGATGGATGTCTACGAACCAAAAGGTGGAGGGGCACAGGGAACCATTCAACTGACAGCAGCAGAACGGCTGAAAAGGATGGCAGGATGATCGGCCACCTACCCCTGATCAACCTACGGATGTCTGGCAAGGCTCCCAAGTTCATCTCCATTGAAGACCATCCCTCCCTGAATGCCCATGAGTGGCATGAGTGGGATGACTCCCCAACCATCTGCATTGCCAAGGACGACCTCCATACCCTTGACCTACGTTTTGCCATTGGCCTGACAGTCTTCCTGACAAGCCTTGACGAACGTAGAGCCAAGGCAGTTCACCAGAAACTGATTGATGCCAAAGCAAGGGTTATCACCAGTAGCGTTCTGCTCCCTGGTCAACCATACTTTCGGCAGACCGGATGGTCGGACACTTACATCGGGAAATGAAATGGCAATAGTACTAACCCCAGACACAATCGACTTCTCTCAGTACATCAAAGAAACTGACAACCAAACCAAGGTCAAGAAAGCCTCGGATTACATTGACTACATCAAATCCAGACTGAGGACCAAGAAGGACCAGAAGGTTTCGTACCTTCCTTGGGATCACACCAAGGAAAACTTTGAGTTCAGGAAGGGTGAAGTAACCCTGTGGTCAGGACAGAACGGTCACGGTAAATCCCTGATGACCTCCCAGATTGCCTTATCCCTGATCGGCCAAGGTGAGAAGGTCTGCATTGCCTCCTTTGAGATGAAGCCAGCAGTCACCCTACAGCGTATGGCAAGGATGTGGATTGGTTGCAACCCTTTCATGCCTGAGTTCCAAGGCGACAGAGGCATTGAAGCCCTTGACGACATGTACGACCAGTTCGGAACCTGGACAGACGGAACCATGTGGCTGTACGACCAGATGGGAACAGCAGACGCTCAGACCGTTATCGGTATGGTTCGTTACTGTGCCAAGGAACTGGGAATCTCCCACATCTTTGTTGACAACCTTGCCAAGTGCGTTAAGGGTGAAGACGACTACAACGGTCAAAAGGTCTTTGTTGACGAGTTGACCAGTGTTGCTCGAGACTACGATGTCCACATCCACCTTGTCCACCACCTGAAGAAACCACCCAACGAGTACGCCATGCCTGACAAGCATGACAACAAAGGCTCGGGTGCTATCACTGACCAGGTTGACAACGTGATGCTGGTTTGGCGGAACAAGTCCAAAGAGGACGACATCAAGACTGAAGGCAGCTTTGCCAAGTCTTCTGATGACCCTGACCACTACCTGCTTTGCCGTAAGCAACGCAACTACGAAGGCTCAGTTGAGGGTGAACCAACCATCAAGTTGTGGTTTCACAGGGATGCCCAGCAATACATTGGTCAACCCAAAGACAGACCCATGTGGTTTGTCAATTACCCCCATGTGGCTACATGAACCCTCAAGACGAGATCGGCAGAGCCAGAGAGATATGGAGAACCCACGAAACCCTGAAAGACAAAGAGAACACTCTGAAGTTGATCAAGGGTTCCGTCAAGTGGTATGGACCAGATGGCGTTAGACGAATACACGCTTACTTCAAAGAATTTATGGAAGGAAAACGAGAATGATGACCAAAAAAATAGTATGGCCTTTTCCTGTTCGCAACGGACAGCCTGTCAAACCCGAACAAGTCCCAATCAAGACGGAGCCAGCACCGTGGTAATGCATGTCACCTATCAAGTTGAGGGTACACCTGTAGGCAAGGGAAGACCCAAGTTTGCCCATAGAGGTAACTTTGTCTCTACCTACACACCCACCAAGACCAAAGACTATGAGGATCTGATCCGTGAAGCTGCCAGAAAAGCAATGGGAACCAACGAACCCTTAAAAACGCCTGTAGCAGCTTATATCTACATCACAGTACCTATCCCTCAGTCGTACTCTAAAAAGCGCTCTAAGGCCTGTTTAGAGGGCTTGGAGAGGCCATGTAAATCTCCGGACATCGACAATATCTTGAAATGCTTCTTAGATGCCATGAATGGAATCGTTTATGACGATGACACCCAGGTTGTTTCCTTGCATAGCACCAAGGTGTACGGAACCATAGGAAT